TGAAAATAACGAAATTAAAACAGAAAAAGATATGGCTGACGAAAGAATTGAAAAGATTGAGAGTATAATGGGCGTAAAAGCACCTAAACGTAAGGTAAAGATTGAGAAAAAAGACAAGGGCTTACTTGAACGCACAGACAATAGTACAATCCTTCTTACTGAAGACAATAAAATGGTGCTTAATGACTGATAATAACCTGTGATTGACGCAAACATAAATGGACAAGAATTTTATAGAAAAAAATAATCTCAGTGAAGCCGTAGAACGTTTTAGAACAATTGCAGAATACAAATCCCCAAAGCAATCGTTGAATGAATATACGTTTGTAACGGCTGCACAAGTAACAGAAGACGGACAGGAAGATGTGGGCGAAATACAGCAGCCAAATGATGGCATGAATCAGCAACAAAATGCCGCACCAGACGCTCAGAATCAAGGTGGTGGTATGAATGGTCAGACGAATCAACAAATGCCACCAGAGGGCGCAGAAATGCCTCAAAATGGGGATATGGGTTCTATGCCTGCTGCTGACGGCGGACAACAAGATATGTCTATGGGTGATATGTCTATGAATGATGGTCAAGAAGGCGGTGATATGGGTGATATGGATGTACCACAAGTAGAAGATGATGGCATTGAAACAGAGGAAATGGAGCCAGATGACGAAGTAATTGACGTTGATGAGTTAACTCAGTCGCAAGAAGCCACTGAATATAAGATTGACGGTGTCGATGACAGGCTTGCCAAGATATATGACGTTGTACGGAAGTTTAGTGAGAAGCTGGATACCCAAGAACAAAGCATTATCGACTTGAAGGCTGAATTTGAGAAGAGAAACCCAACGCCGGAAGAAAAGCTTAACATACGTTCGCAGTCAACTTATCCGTATTGCGAAACGCCAAAAGGCTATTGGGCAGAAAAGACAAAAGAAAACCCATATTATAATGTTATGTATGACAATGACGTATCAACCGCTGATGAGCAAGACAAATTTGAAATCAAAAAGAATGATATCAGCGGCTTAAATATGAGGGAAATTTCAGATTCGCTTGACACAGACCAAAATTTGAAGGATTACATAGGTTTTTAATCATATTTTTTGTGGCATTGAAATATTTATTGTAGAGAGAATTGAAAGTCAGAAAAAACTTGAAAAACTCTCTACAATTTTTTATGCAAAATTTTGGCTATTTACCAGATTTGTATTACATTTGTAAATGTAAGTTAAGAAATTATAATAAATTGTTAAAATATTAATGTAAATGGAAGAAATTAAGTATGCATCTGTTAATGCTGATGCAAAAATGTTAGAAGAGCAATATGAAAAGATTAAAAATTCAAGCACGAACGTTCAGAATCAAAAAAAAGCAAGTTTTGACCCAAAAAATTATTTAGACCTTAGATTAAAAGAGGGTGAGCAATCAAAGACGGTAAAAGTGAGGTTTTTGCCTATTTCTTCAAGTGATTGCAATATATTTTTTGACATTATTACCCACGCCCTTAAAGTCGACAAGGAAATTGCCAAAAGCGGGTTCAAATCTTATGTATGCTTAAATTCCGAAAAGGCTGAGAGTAATGAAGAATGTCCTATTTGCAAGAAATCAAAGGAACTTTTTGACAAGGCTGCGCAAGCACGTAAGGAGGGAAACGAGGCACTATCGAAATCCCTTTTCAAGGAAGCATGTTCTCTTAAAAAGAAGCGCACTTACATTACACGCGTCATTGACCGTGACCACGAGGATGAGGGCGTAAAATTTTGGAGATTCAATGAGGACACAACCGGTAAAGGCATTTATGATATGCTCATGGCATTGCAAAAGACGAGGAAAAAGGAAGCAGAGGAAGACGGCGAGGAAAATTATAGCATTTTTGACCTTTATAATGGTAAGGATATTATAATCAACGTCGGAAAATCATTGATACCTGACGGCTTTGGTGGCCACAAAGAGAAAATATCCTACAATATTACAGATTCCGGTAATAGGAAGCCCCTTTCAAAGGATATTGACAAAGCAAATTCCTGGCTGAATGACAGTAAGACTTGGAAAGATGTTTACAGCCTTAAATCGGCCGATTATCTTGAACTTGTCGTTAACAATAAGATACCTGTCTATGACAAGGAACTTAACAAGTATGTTGAAAAGGTTGAATATGATAATGCAACTAAGAAGGCAGAGGAAGATGCGGCATCAGAAATTTTGAAGGAAAAATATGCAACAGACGAGAATGTAAATAATAGTGTGGAAGACATGGTTGACAGCCTGCCGTTCTAATATATGTACATAGTTGGGTTGTGTCTGAATATGCTGCAAATTTTCAGACACAATCCTAATTTTTGTTTATTTGACAATAAAAACATATAAATTATGAATAATGACAAAAATTTATTTTAAGTATGGATTTATGGTTATTTTTTAAAAATAACGACATATTTATTAATAAATTAATATTACAAACAATGAATACAAATAGTTTTATCAAAAGAGCAAAAGAGGTACATGGTGACAAGTATGATTATTCAAAGGTTAAATATATCAATAGTCGAACAAAAGTTTGTATAATATGTCCAGAACATGGGGAATTTTGGCAGAAACCATATAGTCATTTAAAAGGATTTGGTTGTTCTCGTTGTGGCGGTACAGGAAAAGTCTCATTGGATGAATTTATCAAAAGAGCAAAAGAGGTACATGGTGACAAGTATGATTATTCAAAGGTTGAATATAAAGGTATGCACACAAAGGTTTGCATTATTTGTCCAGAACATGGGGAATTTTGGCAGAAACCTTCTAATCACATATCTTTAAAACAAGGTTGTCCTATGTGTAATAATAGAAGTTATAATACAAAAAGTTTTATCAAAAGAGCGAGAGAGGTACATGGTGACAAATATGACTATTCAAAAGTTGAATACATAAATGCACATACCAAAGTATGTATTATTTGTTCCGAACACGGAGAATTTTGGCAAAGACCAAACGACCATTTAAATGGCTGTGGTTGTCCCAATTGTGGACGTGAAAATGTGTGGAATACAAGAGGTAGAATAACAACCGAAGAATTTATCAAAAGAGCGAGAGAGGTACATGGTGACAAGTATGATTATTCAAAGGTTGAATACATAAATAAAAGAACACCTGTTTGCATAATATGTAATAAAACTTTTAAAAAAACAAATAAAATTCATGGTGAATTTTGGCAAACACCAAATTCTCATTTAAATGGTAATGGTTGTCCAAAGTGTAGAAATTCTAGACTTGAAGAAAAAATATATACATTACTTTACTCTAATAAAATAAAATTTCAAAAGGAAAAAACATTTGAATGGTTAAGAAACAAACAAAATTTATATTTAGATTTTTATCTTGAAGACTATAATCTTGCAATTGAATGTCAAGGTATTCAACATTTTATACCATTAAGACGAGGTAAAATGACAAAGGAAAAAGCAGAAAAAAACTATGAAGAAATAAAACAAAATGATTTATTAAAACAAAAGTTATGTAAAGAACATAATATTAAAATATTGTATTTTACCAATAAAACTATTTTTGAAAAATGGAATAACAATATGTTTGAAAATATTGAATATGAGGAAAATAATTTATTAAAATTAATAGAATATGAAAAGTAAATTAAGGTTTGTATATGGTCCAATGGAGAGTGCAAAAAGTGCCTTGTTGCTGATGGAAGCATATTCATTTGAAAGCCGTGGCATAGACGTTATTTGCATGAAGCCGTCAATTGATGACAGAGATGGTGCAATAAATAAAATAAAGTCAAGGGTTGGCTTGGAAAAAGAATGTATTGTTATATATCCGGATTACAATATTTTTGAAATAATAAAGAATATACTGAATAGTGGGAGAAGGATACAATGGGTTTTAGTTGATGAAAGCCAGTTTCTTACGGCTTATCAGATAGAGGAACTTAGGGCGGTTGTCGATACGTTTGACATTAATGTCATGTGTTATGGGCTAAGAACTGATTTTCAGACAAAGCTATTTGAAGGTTCTAAAAGGCTTTTCGAATTGGCTGACGATATTGAAGAGATGAAAATTTCTTGTTCTTGCGGAAGAAAGGCGATTGTCAATGCAAGGTTCAACCAGAATGGAAATATTGTAATAAATGGCGAACAAATATTAATCGGCGGTGAAGATATATAC